CATCGGTGTCTGTGCTTTGACCTGGGCAATCTTCCAGCAGAAGTAGCGTCGGCGTTGCGCGCCCCGCTCTGCCGCTTTGTTGCTGCAACCCCTTCCAAGGCGCCTCCGGGCACCTTTTCCGATGGAATCTCGAAATGCCTGATGACGGCGAGCTGACGCTCGTATCCGAAGGCCAGCGCCTGTCCGGCTGGCAGGAGATCCGCGTCAGCCGCGGCATCGAGCGCTGCCCCTCCGACTTCGATATCCAGTTCACCGCGCGCTTCCCCGGCGAGGCGGAGGCGGCTGAGATCCGCGCCGGCGCGCCCTGCCAGGTGCTGATCGGCGGCGACGTGGTGGTGACCGGCTACATCGACCGCTACGCCCCGGAGATCTCGCCCAGCTCCCACGTCATCCGGGCGGTGGGGCGCGGCAAGTGCCAGGACCTGGTGGATTGCTCCGCCTATCTGCGCGGCGCACACAACCAGGTCCTGCAGAGCAGCACCCGCGCCCTGGTCGCGCAGCTCTGCGGCCTCTTCGACATCGCGGTCACCGCCCGCGACGGCGACGGGCTGGCGGTGCCGCAGTTCAACGTCATCCTGACCGAAACCTGCTGGGACATCATCGAGCGCGCCGCGCGCCACTCAGCCATGCTGGCCTATGAGGGCGCCGACGGGAACCTGGTGCTGTCGCGCGCCGGCACCGACCGCATGGCCTCGGGCCTCGCGCTGCCCGGCAATGTCGAGCGCGCGCAGGCCACCTTCAGCGTCGATCAGCGCTTCAGCCTCTACGAGGTGATCTGGTCGCCCACCGACCTGCTGGTGGACATCAGCCATGCCGCCGGCGGCGCCGATACCGTCAACACGCGGGTGCAGGTGGCCGATGTCACCGTCGGCGCCGACAAGCCCGGCACCGGCCGGCGCTTCCGCCCAAAGGTGCTGGTCTCGGATCAGATGCAGTTCGGCCAGGACATCGCCGAACAGCGGGCGCTCTGGGAGCGCAACCGCCGCAACGGCCGCGGCCGCATGCTGGTAGTGACAGTCGATAGCTGGCGCGACGCCGCCGGCCGCCTCTGGGAGCCGAATGCCCGGGTGCCGCTGGACCTGCCGCAGCTCAAGATCAGCGACGTGGAATGGGTCATCGCCGATGTGACCTATCTGCGCGGCGCCGAGGGCACGCGTGCCGAGCTGGTGCTGATGCCGGCCGAGGCTTTCGAGCCCGAGCCCACCGTGCTGCAGCCCTTTGACGCGCAGGTGCTGGCCGACATGCAGCGCGGCGTCCCGCAGAACCGTGCCGGAGAAACCCCATGAGCAGCGCCATGGAACGCATGGCTGGCCGCCTGCTGTCGCTTTGCGGCTTTGGGCGGATCCTGGCCACCACCGGCCTGGGCGGCAAGGCGCTCCGCCGCGCCCAGGTGCGGGTGGACGATGCCGAGATCCGCGACGAAACGCCGCTGCTGGGCCACTACGGCATCACCTCGCGGCCGCTGCCAGGCGCCCAGGCGGTGATGGTCTTTCCCTTTGGCGACCGCTCCAAGGGCCTGATCATCGCCACCACCGACGCCCGCTACCAGATCGAGCTGCGGGAGGGCGAGGTCGCCATCCACACCGACGAGGGCGACCACGTCCACCTCCAGCGCGGCGGCATCGTCGCCATTCGGGCCGGCACCCGGCTGGAGATCGACACGCCGCTGATCCAGACCACCGGCCGCATCGAGGCCGCCGGCGACGTGCTGGCCGGCACCGTCAGCCTGCAGCAGCACATCCATGGCGGCGTCGAGAGTGGCGGCGGTTTTACCGCCCAGCCCAAGCCATGAGTGGCGATATCGCCATCCGCTGGAGCGCCGACGGCTTCAGCGCCGACTGGACGCTGCTGCCGGGCGGCGAGCTGGAGCAAGCGCCGCCGCTGGTCACCGCCGTCTATGTCAGCCTCTTCACCGACCGCCGCGCCGGCCCGGACGACAAGCTGCCGCCGGGCGAGACCGACCGCCGCGGCTGGTGGGGCGACCTGCTGGACGACCAGCCCATCGGCTCCCGCCTGTGGCTGCTGCGGCGCGCCAAGCACCTGCCGGAGACGCTGCGCCTGGCGCAGGACTACATGCGCGAGGCCCTGGCCTGGCTGATCGCCGACGGCATCGCCGCCCGCATCGAGGTGGCGGCCGCCTGGCAGGGCCCCTCGCGCATCGCCGGCACCGTCACCATCCATCACCTGGATGGCACCCGCGAGACCGTCACCGCCGCCTGGGCGTGGCAGGGAGCCTGAACCGATGCCCTTTCAACGTCCCACCCTGAAGACCCTGTTTGCCCAGGGCGCCCATGACGTGGCGCAGAGCACCGGCAATTTCGTGCTGCTGCGTACCGCGCCGCTGCGCATCCTGGCCAAGGTCTTCGCCGGCTTTGTCGATGGCCTTTATGGCTATCTCGACTGGATCGCCCGGCAGTCCAACCCGGCCACCGCGACGGGCGAGTTCCTGCGCGCCTGGGCGGCCCTGGTGGGCATCTACCCCATCGCCGCCAGCACCGCCGCCGGCGAAGAGGCGGTGCTCTTCAGCGGCACCCCCGGCGCGATCATGCCCGAAGGCACCCGGCTGGTCCGCTCCGCCGATGGCGTCGCCTTCGTCACCACGTCACTCGCCACGGTGGATGCCGCCGGCCAGGTGCTCGTCTCCGTCCGGGCCGTGGAGCCAGGTGCCGCCGGCAGCACAGCGGTGGCTGGCGGCATGGTCATCGCCTCGGCCGTGGCGGGGGTGAATGCCGCCGGCACGGTGGTGACGCCAATCGCCGGTGGCGCCGATGAGGAGCCAGAAGACGACTTCCGCACCCGCATGCTGGAACGCTACCGCGCGCCGCCGCAGGGTGGCTCTGCCACCGATTACCTCGCCTGGGCCAAGACGGTGCCCGGCGTCACCCGCGCCTGGGTGGCGCCACACGGCGCCGGCGCCGGCACGGTGGTGGTCTACACCATGTTCGACGACGTGCGGGCGGCGCAGAACGGCTTTCCGCAGGGCACCAATGGTGGCGCCGCCGGCGAGACGCGCACGGCTCCGGCTGCGGGCGATCAGCTGACCGTCGCCGATGCCATCCTGCCGCTGCAGCCGGTGACCGCCCTGGTCTTCAGCTGCGCGCCCAATCCCTCGCCGCTGACTCTGCGCATCACGGATCTGGAAGGCGACAGCGCCACGCTGCGCGCTGCCATCACCGAGGCAGTGCGCGGCATGCTGCGGCGGACGGCGGCACCGGGCGGCACGCTCTATCCCTCCGACATCACCGGCGCCATCGCCAGCGTCGCCGGCATCGGCCATTACACGCTGGCTTCGCCCACCGCGCCGGTGGTGGCGCCGACCGGCTCCCTCGCCACCCTCAACACCATCACCTGGTCCTGAACCATGCCGAGCCCTCCTGAACGCACGGCGGCCGAGTTCCAGACGGCGCTGCAGGCGCTGCTGCCCCCTGGCGTGGTCTGGCCGCGCGAGACCGGCAGCGCCCTGGGCCAGATCCTGCAGGGCGTGGCGGTCACCGCCGCGCGCCTGCGCGCCCGCGCCGATGCCCTGCTGGTGGATGCCTTCCCGGCCACCGCCTATGAGCTGCTGCCCGAATGGGAAGCGGCCCTCGGCCTGCCCGACCCCTGCGCCGGCCCCGCCCCCTCGCTGCAGCAGCGGCGCGGCCAGGTGGTGGCCCGGCTGACCGCGCGCGGCGGCCAGACGCCGGCCTACTTCATCGAGCGCGCCGCCCAGCTCGGCTACACGGTCAGCATCCGGCAATACGCGCCCTCCCGCCTGGGCACCATGCGCATGGGCGACCGCATGCGCCACGCAGCCTGGGCCCATGCCTGGGCGATCCGCGCGCCCAGCACCACCGTGCGGCCCTTCCGCATGGGCCAGAGCGGCCTCGGCGAGCGCTTCCGCTCCTGGGGCAACGCGGTGCTGGAGTGCGAGCTGCGCTCGGTCGCCCCGGCCCACACCATCCCGCTGTTCCAGTACGTCTGAGGATCCCCATGCAACGCATTCAGAACGGCACGCAGGTCTCTGTGATGCCGCCCCTGCCGGCTGCCATCGGCACGCCGGGCTTCGGCACCAATGGCGATCCCGCCGCTGGCCAAGAATCCTCGATCTTCGGCGCCGACGAGTTCAACCCGATCCAGGAAGAGCTGATCGGCATCATCCTGGCGGGTGGTCTGACACCGGATCGGAGCAACACTGCCCAGGTGCTGGCGGCGCTGCGTGCGCTGTTCACCTCCGGCGGGGTGGATTTCATCGTGACCACCCGGCCCTTCGTGGTGCCGGCCAATGTCACCAAGCTGCGCCGCATCCGCTGCTGGGGCGACGGCGGCGGCGGCGGCGGCACCAAGAACCAGGGCTCCGCCGGTTGCGGGGGTGGCGCCGGCGGCTATGCCGAAAAGCGCAACGTGGCGGTCACGCCCGGCCAGACCATCCTGGCCACCATTGGCCTTGGCGGCGCCGCTGGCGAGCCGAACACGCCCAGTGACGGTGGCTCTGGGACCGGGACCAGTTTCGGCGCCATCGTTTCGGCCGGCGGCGGCGAGGGCGGCCGCGGCGCAAACGGCGTGGTGCAGGCCACCGCCAGCAACGGCGGCAACGCCTTTTCCGCCGACTTCCTGATCCCCGGGCGGCCGGGCGCCACCGGCTACGCTCTGTCCCCCACCCAGTGCTTCGGTGGGCTCGGCGGCGCGCCGCCCTGGGGCTCGCAGAGCGGGCTGACCATCAATTCGACGGGCTTCGCGGGGTCCTATCCTGGCGGCGGCGGCGGCGGCGGCGGCGGTGCCCTTGGGCAGCCCGGCGGCGCCGGCGCGGCCGGCCTGATCATCGTGGAGTGGTGAGCATGAAGACCTATGCGCTGATCGCCGATGGCCGCGTGACCGCGCTGCTGCCGGAAACCGTCGAGGTGGACGGCATCCGCTATGGATTGGCCGACCGCTTCCCGCCCGACATGCTCGCGGCCTGCGTCGCACTCACCGCAGCCCAGGCCGAGCAAGTGCAGCCGGGCTGGCTGTATGATGGGGCTGCCTTCACGCCGCTGGATGCGCCAACGCAGCCAGCCGCTCCCCGCACCTGCGCCCCGCAGGAATTCCGTCTGCGCTTCACGGCAGAGGAACGCGGCGCGCTGACGCTGGCGGCGTGGAAAGGCCTGGAGGCGGGCGATCCGCTGCTGCGGGTCTTCCTGGATGACATCTCGGCCCGGCCCGAGGTGGACCTGGATCACCCGGATACGCTGGCCGGCATGCAGCTGATCGTCTCCGCCGGCGTGATCCGCGCCGAGCGCGCCGCCGAGATCCTCGCCGCCTAACGTCGTGCCGCTCCCGTCATCACGAGACACCACCGCAGGCCGCGAGGCGCTGCGGCGATCCCCGTTGGAGGCCCGCATGAGCGGAACCTACCCGCCCGCCGTGCAGGCGCGGCTGAGCATCGCCGGCCGCGAGGATGTCCCGCGTCCGCGCTTCTGGTGTCAGGACGGCATCCGCCTTCTCCTGACCCTGACCGATGCCGAGAGCGGCGCGCCGGTCCTCGGCGCCAGCGGTGTCAGCATCACCGTGGATCGACCCGGCGCCGCCGATGACGCCTTCGCGCAGCCCGGCACGCCGGAGATCCGCCCCGGCGTCTTCGCGCTCGACCTCCTGTTGGAGGAGGCCGGCGCCTGGGAGATCCGCGCCACGGTGCTGAGCCCGCGCTGCGGCGCCGCCCGGCTGGTCTTCGACGTCATCGCCTGACGGAGCCCCTCATGTCCGACACCACCGATCTGCCGCTGGCCACGCCAGCGGGCGAGATCCTGTACCTGCCGCAAGGCTCCGTGGCGCGTGCCCGCTTCATGAACAAGCTGGCGCAGCACCCGCCGGCCGACGATGCCCTGCTGACCCTGGTGCTCGGCGACGTCGCCTACAACACCACCTGGGGCGCGCTGAAGGCCGCCAATCTGGATGTGGTCGCTGCCAGCGAGGCCATCGCGCTGGATGCGGCGGATCTGGCGCGCGACCATGAGCTCGCGGCGCGAGGCGCACGGAAGGACGCTGAGGAGGCGCAAAGCCACGCCGAGGGTGCGCGCGATGTGGCCGTGGCCTCCTCTCAGGCGAGCCTCCTCTCCGCCGCCGTGGCCGAGGCGGCCCGCAATGATGCGGCCGTGGCCGCCGCGCAGGCGCAGGCCGGGGCAACCCTGTATCCCGATGTCGCGACCGGCCTTGCCGCGACGGCGGAAGGCAAGTCCTTCAGCGTCCAGGCCTCCGGCAGCACCTTCTCCACCACCTACCGCAAGACCAACGGTGCGGCCGTGCTGGTGGGCTCCCTGCCCTCGAAAGTCGCGGTGGATGATCTGGGCACCCAGGTCGCCGCCGTACCGCTCCGGTCCGATGCGAAGAAGGTCACGCGTGCGTTCTCGGTGAAGGATCTGGCGGGGTACGTTGCCGGCTGGATGGGCAGCGACAGCATCTGGCGGCTCAAGGGCCTGCGGATGCCGGCCGCCAGCAGCGATGGCATGCCCTTCTACGATGCCGCCGGGGCGCTGCTGATGCGGCTGCGCAGCGGCGCGGTGGACCTTCCGGGCAGCAGCCAGGCGCAAACCGCGCGCCGCGCCTGGAGCGTGCGGGATGCCTCCGGCTTCCTGGCCGCCTGGGTGGACAAGACGGGCGCCTTCCGCGCCGGCACAATGGCGGCGAAGCTCGCCACCCTGTCGCGCCTCACGGTGCCGCACCCGACGGCGGGCCAGCCTGCCTTGCTCGATGTCGAGGGCGCCGCCGTCAGGCTGGCGGGGGTGCGGTACCAGCCGATCCCCGATGTGGCCGGCAAACCCGCCTTTCGCCTGAAGGACGAGCGCGGCTTTGTGGCCGGCTACATCGACCGGCAGGGCGTCGGCCACGGCGTCTATGCCGGCGGCGGCGGCAGTGCTGCCGTGGTGCATCCGCCGATGGTGCTGGAGGTCATCTCCAGCACCCGGATGCACCTGCATATTCAGGGCAGCAAGGGCGGTAGCCGTTACCTCTCCTTTGTCATCAGGAACCTGCCCGACCCCGGCAAGAACAGCGATGTCTGGCGCGTCCATTTCGTCCATGACAGCACGCGCAGCAACGCCGGCGCCTTCTCGCTGGGTAAGCAGATCCTGATCGAAGGAGAGCAAGAGTTTGCCGTGAAGCCGCGCGGCTCTGCCAATTTTGTCGGCGGCAATGCGCACGGCAATGAGGCGAAGTTTGCCTTCTATGCCCTGGCAGATGGCGTGCCGGTCGATCTGAGCGCGCAGGCCAGCATCGTCTGTGACCGCTTCGAGATGGTGCAGGCCTCGCATGGCTATCGGCCCGGTGCCACGACCGCCACGACGTGGTTGCCGAAGGGCGACAACATCATGGACATGTGGCGGCATTGGCAGTTCACCCGCGCCGATGGCGGTGCCCGCTGGGCGCTGACCAACCGGGTGACCATGCTGGCCGACCTGTCCTTCGGCGGCTACGGCCACCTCAGCGGCCCCGCCTACTTCGCCATGGCCTGCATGGCGCGCGCGCTGGGCGATGGCACGGTGGTCAGCAACACAGCGGCCTGGGAGCCTGATTGGCAGCCGGCCGATGTGAGCCAGGATGGTTTTGCGACGCAGACCACCACCCAGGCCAGCGCCATCCGCCTCTGGGGACCGAACGGCTGGGCGCTGATGATGCGCTGGCTCAAGGGCTGGGACCAGCCGAAGCGCGAGGTCTACGTCTCCAACCGCGCGGGCATGAACAAGCTCTACCACAATTTCTTTGGCGGCACGGACGCGGCGCCCGTGACAGTGACAGCCGGCGACACCTTCGAAGGTGTTGTCGAATACCTCTTCTCCAACAGCAACTGAGGAGCCACCCATGGGCGTGGACATGATCGTCTCCGGCGCTGACTTCTCGGCGTCCGGCATCTTTGATCCGCCGGTCGATGCCAATTGGAAGCTGTGGAGCTATCCGCAGAGCCTCGCCAAGGCCGCGCAGAACCTGATCGACGGCGGCGGCGGCATCACCGTGACCGGCACGCCGGTCGATCTGGGCAACGCGGTCAAACTCAAGACCCTGACCAACTCCCTGGATACCACCGTCGCCGAACAGGCGGTGCAGAGTTGGCTGATGGTCTGCAGGGCCGATCAGGACACCTTTGTCCCGGCCCAGATCCCTGCTTTCATGGGCAGCTATGGCACCGTGAATGGGACAACAGTGGGTGCGATGGTCAGCGCCTACACCGCCAACCGGATTTATCTCACCTGGAGCGAGGTGGATGCCAACGGCGTCGTCACGCAACAGCGCATCGGCCACACCGTCGTGCAGGAGATCAGCCAGTACCGCTTCTATGCGGCGGTGTCCGATGGCGTGAACTACGCGTTCTACGACAAGACGGCGGGCCTGACCTACACGATGTCCCGCCCGGGCACCACGCGCGCGCTGGGTGCCGGCTTGCCGATCCGCCTCGGCTCCCGCTGGGCCGGCGCCAGCTACGGCGAGAACAGCCACGCATTCGACGCCATCTGCAACGCCGCGCTGAGCGCGGCGGAGGTGGACGTCATCTACAAGGCGGTGAAGGTCTATCTCGCCTCGCTGGCCACTCCCATCACGATCTGACCTGACCGCCGGCCGCCGCATCCGGCCGCCGGTACCTCCTGCATCTTGCCCGCTGCCAGAAGCCCGGTTGAGCGGGCGAGGACCCCCCATGCCGATGTTCGACCCCCCTCCCGCCCTGGATGACCTGCTGATGGCCATCGCCGCGGCGGCCGCCGGCCGCCTGACCCTGATGCTGCGCGCCGCGCGCCGCGGCATGACCCTGCACAGCATCCTTTGGACCTTGGTCTGGGAGGTGCCGGTCACCGCTGCCCTTGGCCTGATGGGCTGGGGCCTCGCCGACTGGCTCGCCCTGCAGGGCGGCGGCGCCGTGGTGCTGATCGCGCTGCTCGGCCGCTACGGCCCGGAGCGGCTGGAACCCCTGCTGGAGACCCTGGTGCCGCAGCTCCGCCGCACCAAGCCCTGAGCCGGTCGCACACACGCGACCGCGCCCGCTTCCCGCGCCCGGCCGGGTCACGCCGCGCATCCCATACAATGGAGACGCACATGCAGACGCAGATTCTGGCTGCGCTGATTCGCCATGTCCTGCAGCTGGCTGCTGGCAGCCTGCTGACCCAGGGCCTGGTGTCCGATGGCCATCTGGAGTTGGCCACCGGCGCTCTGGCGACGCTTGCCACGGTGGGCTGGGAGATCGCCTCCAAGCGCAAGGCGGCGGCGCAGTGAGCGCGCTGGCCGCGCTGCTGGAACGCGAAGAGGGCCTGCGCCTGGTCGTCTATGACGATGCTACCGGCAAGCCGCTGCTGCCAGGCATGACGGTGGTGGGACATCCCACCATCGGCATCGGGCGCTGCCTCGACTGCAAGGGCATCACCGAGGCCGAGGCCCGCGTGCTGCTGGAGAACGACCTGGCCGAAGTCCGCGCCCAGGTGGCGGAGGCCCTGCCCTGGTCTACCCGCCTCAGCGAGGCCCGTCAGGTGGTGCTGCAGGCCATGGCCTTCCAGATGGGCATGGCCGGGCTGCTGGGCTTCAAGGGCACGCTGGCGGCTATCCAGCGCGGCGATTACGCGGCGGCCGCGCAGGGCATGCTCGCCTCGCTCTGGGCGCGGCAGACGCCTGCCCGCGCTGGCCGTATGGCCGAGATGATGCGCAAGGGCTGAGGCTCAGAACGCCTCCACCCGCAGGATCTCCTCGAGGGGGGTGGTGTAGCGCGGCAAGACCCGCTGCGCCTTGGTTGCCTAGCTGCGGGCAAGGTCGGTGCTGGCCACCAGCAGCGCGCCGTGCCCATGCTGGGCGTTGATCGCATCCATCACTGCCATAGTCTTCCGAGGTTTCGGGCGGCGCGTCGCGAAGAGCCTTTGTTGCTCACCGGCCGGCACGAAGCCGTTGAGGATCACGCCTGCCTTGCCATAGCGAAAGCCGTCGCACCACAGCGGCGTCAGCAACCGCACCGCCTCGGTGATCAGCGTGCACGTGTCACTGGTGGAGACCCCCTATGGAATTAGCGGCTAACGCCGCTCTTCATTGGGACCGGCGGCTGCCGGTATATCGAGTTCCACCGGCAGCAGGGTCTCGCGAAATACCACGCCTTCCTCAGCGCAGATCTCCGCTAACCAATCCGGCAAAGGCGAGCCTAGCTCGCCGGGTTCCGGCAACTCATCGCCATCCTCCAGCATCCCCGCCGTATGGAGGCTGAGCGCTTCGCAGCCCATTTCAGCCGCATGCTGCGTGTTGTCTCCGTGACTGACGCAGCCCGGAAAATCCGGAAAGCACACGCCGATACCACCGTCGTGATCCTCCAGTAGCGCTCGGTAAAAGCGTCGCACCATCGTTCTTGTCTCAGTCCTGAGCGGCAGGCCGCACGTCCGCGACGTCATCCGCCGTATTCGCGCCGACACTCATCCCGCCGGACTAAGCGCCTTGGCCACCGCGTCCGGCGCGCGGGCAATCACCTGCAGATAGGCCAGGGCGGTCGAGTCCGGCTGCTTCCGGTTCTGCTCCCAGTCCCGCAGGGTGCCGACCGGAATGCGATAGCGAGCCGCGAAGGCAGGCTGAGACATGCCCAGGCGCTGACGCACCGTGCGCACCAGGGCCGCCGCCGTCTCGGCTTTGCTGAGGATCGGCGCAGCGTCCGGGTTCTCGGCCACCTGCTGCTCAATATCCTTATCGGTCATGGCGTCCAACTTGGCCCAATCCACCTTCGCCAGCGCCGCGGCCTGGGCCTCGGGGGTGGCCTTTATCCTAACCATTGGGCTTGCTCCTTCCTGTGAGCCTTGCGAACGGAGATGATGCGGAACACCGGGCCGCGCATCGTGTAGGTGCAAACAAACAGCCGGCCGGCGACCAAACCGAAGGCGTTCACGCGGACCTCGCCGTAGTCGAAGCGGGTATCGCCCGCTTCGCCCACCACACGGGCCAGGATGACCAGCGCCAGATCCAGCGACACGCCATGCTTGGCTTGGTTGATGGCGTCTTTCGCGGGGTCGAACTCGATCTCCATGGCCACACAATACTGCTTAGCCGTATGTCTCGCAACAAGAAACTGCGGCTAAGCCGTATACTCCGCTGCCAGTGTCACACGATAAGCCTTCGTCCGGCGTGCCCCTCGGACTGGCAATCGGCTGTTGCCACGATGGCACGCTGTTGACACTACAGCGACGATTTACGAAGAGTTTGTGAGAATGGCGCAACAGCCTCCTTCAGCGCGTTCACACGCCTGATGATATCTGAACTCGGCGTTCCTTTTCGGTCCCAGCATATATCCGACGCGATCGGTTTGGCAGGCACGCCGCCAACAGCCGTCGAGCGAGGTACGTTTTTGGTCACGTAGGACCGTGCTGCGGC